TTCTGGAGGAACTCCAGAGTGCGGGACTCATTAGCATTACATCCTTTACAAACTAATCGTTTGACTTTAGGTTTTTCGGGAACAACCTCTTTGGTCTCTGTCTCTTGAGTAGGACCTTCAGGAACAATTGCAAATGGTGGTTGCTGTACTGAAGATGTTGCCATACTCGGTGCTGGCAGTGTTGCCGCTGATGTTGCAACCGCACCTAAAAGAGCTACGGTTACATTTGTTAGGTTTCTAAGCATTTAGTTAAATTGAATTCGGCATCCGTATAGAAAGGGGGTACACCCTTTTCTCAAAGGGCACTTTCCACGGCTCTAAGTGTCACGGTCAAAGACTCATAACAAAAAACCCTGCTCATAACAGGGATTTTTTCATAATAAGTTAATATTTAGGATCTGTCAAGTGTGAAGATTACCGAACATCGATTTCTTGCTCGTCAGTCCAATCCTCATTTTCTAAACACAAATAATCAATCTCACTGGTTCCGTCAGGAACATTGATCCATTCATCAAACTCTGCAGCAAGTGCTTTTGCATTACGGTGGCGATCTGCTTCATGTAGAAGATCAATTTTTTTAAGTGCCCAATCTCTTACTTGGGTAATGTTGGGATTGTGGATTGTTGTATCCAAAGTAGGTTCTTCCTTTTCAATGGGTATTTTTTCCCTCAATTCCTCTTGAACTGAAGGTTGCTCATATATTACAGCATCTTCTTCTTTTGTCAAGTGGGTAATAAATTTTTTAATTGCTCTAAAAAATTTCATAAAAGTTTTAATTATATATTCACAATAGCATAAAAATCAGAACATACATAGTCATATTAGAAATACTAATTGAATGTCCTGGAAATATAATAATCAAGATTTTATAGAAGTTCCAAAAGATATGGAAGGATTTGTATATCTCATTACAAATTTAACCAATAATAAAAAATACATTGGAAAAAAACATTTCTGGACAAGACAAAAAGATAGAAAAACAGGAAGAAGAAAAACAAAAGAAAGTGATTGGCAAAAGTATTATGGATCTTGTGATGAATTAATTGAAGACGTAAAAAATCTCGGAGAAGATAAATTCCTCCGAGAAATCTTGTACCTATGTCCTCATAAGAAATCTATGAGTTATTATGAGACTATGGAACAATTCAAAAGAGATGTAATCTTAAGAGAGGATTATTACAATACTAATGTTGAAGGTAAGTTCTTTAGTAGTGAAGTTGAAAACATTTATGAAATAGTCCTTAAGAGTTCCGGAGCTTCTTAGAGACTACAACCTATCTTCAAAGGCGACAAACCTATTTTAGCAATAAAAAAAGGGTCTTGTCAAGACCCTTCATAGATGTTATAATTTTCTTATCAAAGAGTTTTTAAGATCTCTTCTCTCCATTCTTCGCTCATATTCGCCATAATTACAAGTGCTTCTTTATTTGTATCAGCATATCCTTCAGCAACTAAATGCTCTAAAATAGCATCAAAATAATCTTCTCTTTCTTCAGTTAAATAACCCTCAGCAATTTCACCTACTTCATAGTCACTGAATGACTCAAGAACAGTAAATGCCTCCTCAAAGGTCTCAGCATAACCTTCGTTAATTAGATCCTCAAGAATCATTTCAGCAAGAGTTTCAAAGTCTTCACCAAGTCTTCTTTCAAGTCTTGCATTTTGAGCAGCGGTTTGCATACCTCTCTGCTGCTGAGTAAGAGTCTTACCAGACTTAGTTTTTCCTACTGGGGGAAGTGCTCTACCCTGGGAACCCTCAGAACCCATTGAACCGCCACGAGAAGAAACACCACCAGAAGATGCTGTTTCTTTTCTACCAACACCTTGTCCTCTATATGTGGTGGTTTTAATCTTCTCTTTAGCGGCAGTTTTTACTTGCTTACCTACTGTTTCTTTTCTACCAGAACCTTCACCTCTATAAGTTTTTGGTTCTCTTTCGGACTTTGATTTCTCTTTTGGTTCCACCTTTGAAGCAAGACTACGGAGACCACCAGCAACTGCCTTTCTTCCAGACTTAATGAACCCCTTTAGTTTTTCCTTTGCAGCGGCGAGTTTGCCACCGACCTTCTTAGCACCCTCCTTCGCCTTTCTACCCACCTCAGCGGCGCCTCCGGCGGCAGCAGAGGCAGCGCCTGCAGCAGAAGTCTTTACCTTCTCTGCTGCTCTTTTTGCGGAAGATTTGATTCTTTCTACTCTTTCCGCTCTTCTCTTCGCCTTTCTGGCAGCAACTCTTTGCTTTGCTGCCATTACTGAACCCTGACCTTTGGTCACTTTTGAACTACCAGAAGACTCTTCACGATCATCTGAAGAGGTTACTTTTGCTTCAATAAGCACTTCATCAAATACTTCAACACATTCAGAAAGTTCTACACCTTCTGAAATGATCTCTTCCATTACCTGATCAAGTTCAATATCAGAAAGTTCATCAATGAAAGCAAAGTCTTCATCTAGTTCATTTTCAACTTCTGTGTTATAAACAGCAGAATAAGCTTCGTAAAGTTTTAAGGGATTCATCTTTTATTTTATTTTACTTTTAGTTATTTATAAAAAAAGAGGGTCTCAAGGACCCTCTGGAGTATTATAGTTTAAATCCACTAAAAGTATCTTTCTTCATATCTTGTTTTATACCACCAACAACATAAGATTCAACTTCTGTTTCTTGTGGAGCAACCTGAAGTCCTTTAGAAGAAATCCAATGTTGCGTCCAAGGAAGTGGATTATTGTTTGCTGAAATATCATACTGTGGTTTAAGACCAATTGCTTTTAGTCTACGGTTTGCAATCCATTCAACATACTGCTGAAGTAGTTTATCATTAAGTCCAATCATACTACCATCTTTGAATAGATAATCTGCCCAACGCTTTTCTTCATTTACAGCGCGATCAAACATCTTATATGTCCACTCTTCCTCTTCTTTCATGATCTGTTGCATCTCAGGATCGTCACCTTCACGCCACTTGTTCAGAATGTTCTGAGTAAGTGCTAGATGTTGGTTTTCGTCTCTTGCGATGAGTGATATGATTTTCGCAGATCCTTCCATAAGTTTGAGTTCACCAAAGGCGAAACTGCAAGCAAAACTAACGTAGAAGCGAATACCTTCAAGAATATTAACGTTTGCGACTGCTCGGTAGAGTTTTCGTTTAACATCATTGAGATTTTCCTTTGCGTTTATGACTCCTTCAAGTCTGTACATCCAATCATTGGAAGTACCATAACTTTGTGCTGAATTAATGAAGTCATCATAAGACTCAGTAACGCTTTTAGCGCGTTCTAAAATACGCTCATCACCAACGATAGTATCAAACACCTCAGAGGGGTCTGGATAAATGTTTTTAATAATATAAGTGTATGAACGGGAATGGATCATCTCCATAAATCCCCATACTTCCATACATGCCTCAAGTTCAGGAAGTGAACAATAAGGAATAAATGCCATTCCAGGTCCACGACCTTGCACAGAATCAAGCATAATTTGATACTTCAAATTAGAAGTATAAATGTGCTTTTGTTCTGGACGAAGTGTTTGATAATCGCCACGATCTTTTTGTAGGGAGACTTCTTCTGGTCTCCAAAAATAACCTAGTTGTTGAGTTGTGAGTTTTTCAAAAATTGGATATTTGTATGAATCATATCTTTGAACTCCTAATGGTCTACCAAAAAACATTGGTTGCTTTTTGATGTTCACTTCTTCCGTATTAAAAACGGTCATTCCTTTAATTTTTTCTTCTGTTACATTCATGAAATTGAACTGCATACTTTCCTCTTTGTTAAACTTTAACTCAACTCCACATAAAATATTTAAGATTACCAATTGTTATGAAATTTAGATAGTACAACTTTCACAACTTTCCTCATCAGAACTCATAATATCATTTAGTAGAGATTGGAGTTCTTGTTTTGATTCTTCTACTACTTCATCAGTTTTAATATCATAAGTGTTCTGATAATAAGCAGTTTTCCATCCATATTTCCAACAGGTTAAGAAATCTTGTGCCATCACACTAACTGGAACTTCATTATCTGGATAATTTTCTGGATTATAAGACCAGTTGCCCGAAATTGCTTGGTCAAAGAATTTTTGCATTACGGCAACAATATTAATATAACCACGGTTACTAGGCATATCCCACAGAAGCGTATAATTGTTCTTGAGAGTTTGATATTGGGGAACAATTTGCTTAAGAGGACCTTTCTTTGACTTTTTAATGGACAAGTACCCGCGAGGAGGCTCGATTCCATTGGTTGCATTTGACACAACGGAACTGCTCTCCGATGGCATCTGTGCGGACAGTGTTGAGTGCCTGAGACCGTGAGCCAGGATGGATGCTCTAAGTGATTCCCAATCATGTTGTAGTGCAATGGAAGAAATTTCGTCTACGTCCTTCTTGTATGTATCAATTGGAAGAATACCATCAGAGTACTTAGTGCGACCAAAGTATTCACAATGCCCCTTTTCCTTTGCAAGTTGATTGGATGCTTTTAGTAAATAATACTGGAATGATTCGGATAATCCACTCACAGCATCCCATGCTTCTTGAGAATCATACTTATATCCAAGTTTTGCAAGATAATGAGCAAGTCCAATGTAACCAATTCCAAGTGAACGGCGACGTTTCGTAAAGTTTTCTGCTGCTTTAACTGGATATTTTTGATAATCAATGATCTCATCTAAAGTACGAACAGAAAGATCGCAAAGATCTTCAAGTTCCTCGTCAGATTTTACTTTACCAACATTTACTGCAGAGAGAATACAAGTAGCAATTTCTGAATAATTATCATCATCAATATGCTGAATCGGAGTAGTTGGTTCAGTAATCTCTTGACAAAGATTACTCATCGTAATTTGATCCTTATATGAACTATGGGAATTGCAATGGTCGATATTCATAATATAAACACGACCAGTTTCAGCACGTTCTTTGAGAAGATCTAAAATAAGTTCTTGTGCTTTTACAGTTTTCTTTTTGATGCTTGGATCATTCTCATATTGAACATAGAGATCATCAAATTCCGGAAGACCGAAGACATCATAAAGTCCAGGAACATCGTGAGGTGAAAATAAAGTAATTTCACCATCTTCAATAAATCGTTGATAGAAAATCTTACTTAGTTGAATTGAATAATCAAGCTTTCTAACACGATTATCTTCAGTTCCCTTATTATTTTTAAGAACAATAATATCTTCTATTTCTTGGTGCCAGATTGGAAAATGGACCGTAGCTGATCCGCCACGAATTCCATTTTGTGTGCAGCATCGTACAGTTGATTCAAACTTTTTAAGGAAAGGAACAACGCCTGTGTGTTGAACTTCTCCGCCTCGGATCTTAGAGTTGATACCACGGATTCTACCTGCGTTAATACCGATGCCTGCACGTTGAGCGACATACCTGCCAATAGCCATATCACTACTAAAGATACTATCGAGGGTGTCATCAACATCAACCAAAACACAACTTGCAAACTGACGAAGGGGTGTTCTAACTCCTGCCATGATTGGCGTTGGGATGTTGATTTTGTGCTTGCTGATTGCGTCATAATACCTCTTTACGTAGGAAAGACGGGTTTCTTTTGGATATTCTGCAAAAATAGTTAGTGCAATCATAATGTACATGAACTGTGGAGTTTCATATACTCCACCACTGCTACGATCTTGTACCAAGTATTTGTCCACTACTTGACGAAGACCTGCATATGTAAAGAAATAATCACGATCATGATCTATAAAAGAATTAACTTTCGCAATTTCTTCTTTTGAATATTTACTATAAACTTCGGAATCATAAACACCAGAACTTACACACTTAGTAATGTGATCCTCAAGTATGGGAAGTTCTTTCATTCTTCCATAAATTTGCTTACGGACAGAAAATAGAAGTAAGCGAGCAGCAACAAATTGATAATTGGGATGATCTAGATCGATTAAATCACTTGCGCTACGAATAAGAATCTCCTGAATCTCTTGAGTGGAAATTCCATCGTAAAATTGAATTCCCGATGTCATCTCAACTTGACTCGCAGAGACGCCTGCAAGACCCTTACACGCCTCTTCAACCATTACGTGCATCTTATCTAAGTCAAGAGACTCAATTGTTCCATTTCTCTTGACTACTTTTGTTCCGTTGCTCATATTTTTTTCCAGATAGTAAACTTTAGTTTTGCTTCTAAACCTGAGTAGGTATTTGATTCTATCATATCTTGAACATTAAGTCCAGATAAAACCATATCATTAATGTCCTTTTGTGATATCGATGAAGGCCATATTACGACCTTTTCATTTCTGTCGATGGCAGAAGAGATTCTTGAATGGATTTCTGCATTACGTGGTTCGTTATCGTATATCCAAACAAAATCGCTAATACCCCACTTGCTAACATCACCATCAGCTCCACAAAGAGCAATTGAGTTGCGAATGAATGTTGAATCGAAAGGGCCTTCGGTGATGTAGACAGTTTTGTTTTTTTCAATCTCATCGAGACCATAGATTTTTGGGGCATTTTCATCGAGCATTATAGTAATATATTTAATGCTGTTTGAATTAAGTGCTCTTCCTTGAAATCCGACTAAATTATTTTGATAGAACAAAGGAATAACAATCCTAGGTTCATCTTTTCTTGTATCATCGAATACTGCTTGAAGAGAATTAGTCCATTCCTTAAATTTATCGCTGTAATAAAATTTATCCGGATTTAAATTTCTATTTTTTAGATATAATTTTGCCTCTGGATTTTCAGATGCTTTTGGTAAATCCAATTTTGGTTTAAATTTTGGCGCTTCAAATTTAAATACGGGCTCTTCTACAGTAAAGTTTTTTCCAGTATTTCCCTCTTTAAATTTTTCAAATGTATATTGTTTATGAATTGAAGGATCAATTTGCTTTAAGAAGTTATTAAAAGATATATTAATTCCACAATTGTGACATTTAAAATT